GACCTTCTGGAGTAGCTGAACCCACCATCTACAAAGTAGACTTTACCTGTCACATCATCTAAGTGGTCGTTATAGTCGTGTCTGTGGTGGCTAGTTAATACAGTACCATCGGGTGTCTGTATAGCATTTCTAATTATCCGCATATTATATCTCTCGCTTCCTTTATATTATATTCTTTTGGGTCTTTATCTGTTAGCACTTCTCGGCAATCAACACCCATCATATTTAAAGCTTTCATGGCTTTAGCAGAACCTTTACGTCCAGCTTCATCCCCATCGTACCATACGATAACTTCTTTGTCAAGTAAATACTTAGCAATGATACTATCATGCAATACAGTACCTAACGTACTACAAGCTCCGTACAAGCGTCCTACCTTAATAGCTGATAAAATGTCCTCGGTTATAACAACCTTGCTGTATGAGGCTGTATTCGCCCAGAATACCCCTTTAGAGTTTCCTTTACGGTTCATGTATTTAGGGACTTGTCCTGTAAACACTGCACGGCACTGTACACCTATGAGATTGTCACCATCATATATCGGTATAACTACCCTGCCCATCTTTTCAGACCATCCAATATTATATTCGTAGATAAGCTCCTCACCTATACCACTCATAAATAACCATAATAGTCCTTCTCTAGGTATCTCTAATGAGAAGTCGGGTGGTAGTTCTACCTCTCCCACTTCCTCCATATAGGATTCTAGTTCAAGTCTATGCTGTCGCTTCTCTGCTAGGCTGCGCTGCCCATGCGGTAGAAAGCTATTCTCACTACATCTAAAGCAGTATGTACTGTAACCGTTCTCAGAATGGCTGATAATGCGGGAGAGGTCGTTCTTGCAACAATTTACTCGCTTGCTTCTCCCGCAGGGTAGCTTCTTCGCTATCTTCTCCCATGACTCCATAATTGTCACCTCCATTTAATTCCATATACCTATCTACTGGAGTGGTTTCATCCATACCTTGTAAATAATCTACTTCATCATCGTGTAGTTTAAATTCCTTGTCTACGATTGCATCCAAAGATACGATTTTACTCATGCTGGTATCTCCTCTATAAGTAATCCAACGTCTTTATAATTGTTCTTACGGGCGATAGCTTCGGCTGCTTCCCATGACCAAGCATCATAAGTCACAGCCTTGTTATTGCTATCTATTGCGCTATACGTTTTAATCTCGTACCTTTCGTAGGGTGGAATCCATAAACCTGCTCACGGGTAGCAACTCCTGCTACTACTGCTTGGGATAATACCGTGGCAAGGGCTTTAGATAACGTCCCACCCTGCACTCGCTTTCCTAACCTTTTTAGCATTGCTGTACGGTTAGACATTTTCATTGGTGTTGGTCTATTGCGCACGTCCGTACCCCAAATCATCTAATATGTGATGGATATTACCTAGACTATTGGCTACACTTTCTGAATTGGGAAAGCTTTCATGTTTATTTAGAGTATCCTGTCTAGATTTAGTGGACGTGTTACCTATGAACTTACATAATCCATGCGCCTCCTCTGGGGTCATGGTGAGTACCACCACTTTAGTTACTTCTTCACTGGCTTTCATTATAATGCTCCTTCAAATGCCTGTTGCATCTGTGTAAATGGTTGGGGTTTAGCTGTGTAGTAGCGATTTGCTAGGACTCGTAAAGCGTCCTTATCAGGTTTGACACTTTGCGCCTCGGTTCTGATTTGTTGCTCTAGTCGTTGCTTATACGCTTCTGTTTTCTTCTTGTTAATCGCAGTTGCTTTGGCAAGGTTCTTCTTTATCTGTTTATGTATGTTCATTATTTACCTGTTGCACTTTCAATGAATAGCATGATTAGATACAGAATACCTACCACAACAAAGATACCTAGTGCAATAGCAAAGGGAATCCATAATGGTGCGAGTACCCACAACCATGACCATGAGATAACACTCGTCAATTTAAGGGTAATGAAGATTAAGGTTAGAATCCCTAGAAATGGGAAACTACCCTGTGATTTATATACTACGTTTTGCATTGTTTTTATCCTCCTTTTGGATATATTTATGAAGTTGATATGGTGTAATAATCCACCATTTATTAATACCAAGCATACGCTTAGTTAATTCTACGCATGAGAATATGCTATGCACATGCTCACCTTCGGGCTGTACCTCGAACACATCTACAGTAGGGAACAGTGAACGTAATTTAGATATATGGTTCTGTTTCTTCCATTCTGTAGGTGTATCTTGAATATCAATACTAACCCCTCGGTGTCTACTCTCTACGAATACTATATACGATTCATAGTCTAATACAAGAGAACAGTGTCTAAAGTCCTTTTTTAAGAATAGTCCCCAAAATGATGGGCTGTCCCTGTATGTTATATATGCTTTCATTGTGCTACCTCCTGTACACGAATACATGATACTTGATAGGCGGGATGATTAACTGCCATCCAGTCATAGAAGTCTAGACACAAGCCTAGTGCATCATCCCCTTGGATGGTTGTGTATTGTACAACCTGCTCCATTATACTTACTACTGCGATTATATCTATCATAACTGTGCATCCTTCATTGCTTTGGTTAAGTAGTCCTGAATACTCAGGCGTTTATAAATACTGTACTTGGAAGTCATTATCCAATACTGTGTCGGTAGTACCCTGTCACTATTATTGTCATATATCATATTCTGGTACTCTAGAACCATGTGTCCACCAGTACCACTGATTAACCATAATAGTGTAAGGTCTTGTTCTGGCACTCCTGCATTCATAAGTAACTGCGCCTTAGCTATAGCCAAGTCCTCACAGTCCCCAATGCGACCACCCAGTATGGTGCTAGGTAGTTGCCAGTAATCACCCACTCCAAAGAGCCTTGCATCTGACATATACAGATACCCATTGACTTCTTTATTTATCTGTGCAGGGGTAGTTGTACACCCTGCTAACACTAACAATATAATTAATAGTTTCATAATAACCTCACTTCATAGGAGAGCATAGACTGGAGGATTGTATCTATGCTCACCCATAAAGTAAGCGCAGGTCGTTCTGCATGGCACTTAGTAATCGTCCACCCTTTATTCTAGTGCCTCTGGAGTGGACTGTTACCAGTGCGAAAACCAGAGCGTAACACCGCTTACCATACTACCACCCTATATCCATGGCTAGAGGTCGAGTAGTGCAAAGATAATGCTTTGCCCATATTACACTTTAAAGCGGGAGTGTAACAAACCACGGTCTGCACTGCATTGCGTACTTAAGTCGCCTAAGCGAATGTTGGACGCTTGACTTCTGGCTGTGCCACTTTATCGAAGTCAAAACTCTTGTTGTGTCTATGCTTAATCAAAACACGTATTCTCTCTTTTGATTCTGCATAAGCACTCCTGTTATACGTATCACGAGCAAACACTGCTGTTCGTAATTCCTTCTTTAACATGTCTCTAACAGTCTTCATTACAATGTCCCCTATCATGTCTACTGCTTTCTTCCATAGCTATAAGCTCATTCACGTCTTCTTTAGGTACACCCACCTCAAAAGCAGCCGAACTTAAATCATCACTTGACCATCCCAAATCGAATATGACAGGTCTAGTGTCCTTTGCAGTATATCCCCAATTATAGGCTGTTAGGTCGTGGTGCATGAAGTCAGGGAACAGTCCGAAGGGGTCGCCCTCCAGCATACACTCTGCATCATATACATCATCGTATTCATCCTCGTGAGTGTCAAGAGCAGTAACGCACTTCTCCACTAATAAATACTTACCATCAGAGGTTATGTCTTTGAATATAGGGTAATACTTCTCGTACTCTGTGCCAATAGAGTGTTGATATATCTTATATTCAAAGAGATTATTTACACGCCCACGCCCATTAATAGACTGCTTTACTACATACTCTGTACCATCAGCATCTATAAAGTCACATTCACACGCCTCTCTTGAGTTACCTTCACCGCATCCATAGCCTAGCGTCACAGTACCTACTGTTTTGAAATGTATTTCCATATCCCACCTCTAATTATATGAATAGAAGCCTAGCTTTGCAAGCTCGGTCATGTTTGTTTCATCACTTGGATGAATTATGAAATATGTGTCAGTGTCTTGACGTAATACATAGTCATTGCGTATTGCAAATCCTGCTGGTGCTGACCTCATGTAACCTACGAACACACCATCCTTATTATGGTCTAGTGTCATACGTGTAGCCTTACGCATACCGTGCATGTGAGTTGTGAGTAACAGGTAACTATCACCCTCGAACTCCTCTAGATAATCCTCTACAAGGTCTACAAAGGACTCTGATACGATATAGCCTACCTTCTTAACACCTTCATTCTGTAGTTGTACTACATGGAGCGTGTCGCCCTCTACTGCACCCTCTTTCAACAATGCAGACAATACCGCATGATGTCGTAGGTGGTTGGTTTCAGGACTAGCGAAATTGCTATGTACTGTAAATAGTAAGAAGTCTGAGCTTCCATGAGATTGTGACATAATGTTCCTCCTTTATGTCTATTGGTTAATTCGTTGGTTCTAGGTCATGTAATAACTGTAATAGTTCTAACCATGCTACAGTCCGTACAATACCATATTCCTCAATTATATTATTGACTATACTCTCAACTGTGTCAAGCTCGTCAATGTGGAAGCCTCCTACAGTCTGCATTATAGTTCGCACTTGCCACATCTTAGCATGAGCGATAACGTACTCCTCGTGTCTATCAGGCATGATAACCCTCCATACCATCTATGTATCCTAAAGCGTAACAGTTACATGCTTCCTCACTGGTAAAGCGCACATCAGGTATATAATCCACGTAGTCCCAGTGTTTTAGTTCTACATAATAGTTATCAGCTTTCTTGTCATAGTACACGTAATAACACCAATCCAAGCATTCATCCGTATTGTCATATACTAACTTAGCCATAAGTACCTCCTAGTCAATAGCGTAACTTATAACATCCCAGTTAATGCCTATGTTTGCATCATGGTTATTCTTTAACCCTTCCAATACATCCATAGCTTGTTCATCATCTAGTCTATCATCTACATTCTGTACATCCTCAATGTGCCATTCAATATGGATAGTCTTATCCTGCTTTTCTTCAATAGCTTCCATTAAGGCAGTATCACCCGCATCCTTAGCATAGCCATGGGCTGCGTCCAGTATCTCATTTAATTGCATTTAATCCTCCAAATTTAAAGTTACTGTGCCATCATATCCGAAGAAATGCCATTTGTCAACATCTACACTCACAATGACGCTCATAGGCTCTCTATTGTCTATAAACTTAGCTTCATGCTTTTGTTGTACAAATCCCATGTAAGGTGGTACAAAGGCGTTAATACGCTCCCTCGTGGTGACTGTGTTCCAACCCGCTAGTGATACCTTAACACCACCTAGCACTTGCTTTACAATCTTATTACCATGTAACCATACGGCTTCACCATCTGTGAATGTGTTACTCTTAGTTAGCTTGCGCCCTTCTTCAAAGGCGTCTTTAATCTCTGCTGTTAGTTTACGCATATTATCCTCCAATTTTAAAATGTGCGCCATACGACTCACTTAGTTTACAGTGTATCCATGACCATTGCAAGTCATACATATTATTAGCAACCTGCACGACCTGTTGTATTCTGTTATATACACCCTCAAGCTTACTATCCTCACAAGTCATTGTCAAGTGTAATGTTTCCTCGACATGCAATTCACCCTCATATTCAGTTTTACGCACTTCACCAGCTTCATCCATCCAATAACCTATACTGGTTAATTCAGTCATGCCACCACATGTCTTAGATAGCTCATTGATTATATACTGCCTAGCCTCTTGTGGTATGTATTGACTACCTGCTATAAGCTCAATAGTCACTTGTTTTCTAAAGTCTGTTATATTCATAATTCTAACCCCTTCAATGCTTCCAATGTGACCTGTGCGTTGTGACAGTCCTCTTGCGTATCGAAATACACTCTTATCTCATAGTCACTGTACACGTCAATCTCGCTATAGTTGCAACCTGAATCTATACACGCCTGTTCTATCATGTCGTAGGCATCATTAGCTAAAGGTTTACTAGAACTTACCCTCATAATTATATCTGTGTCAATAGTCATTATTACTTCCTAACCTCCATTAAGCGTGTTGTGCAGGGTAATATTCCCATGCTCTTGTTTTAAGATTAAAGCGTTCATAGCCTTTAATGCGTCTTATGATACCAATAGCACCAGAGAACAATAACCCTGCGACTATGGCAATAGCCATGCCTGTCAATGTACCAGCCATCATAATAATAAACATACTCGTGGCTGTTATATCTGTAGCCACTGGATAGCCTACTATCCTTTGAATGTTAATCCTCCAACATACTACTAACAAAGCCAGTGCTGTTAAGAACCCCATAAATAATATAAATATAATGCTCATAATATCCTCCAATATTGTGTTAATCCTCTTATATGAATACAGTACTCGCATGATAGCCAGTCCATAACCCTAGCGTAACACCACCTATAGTTAGTGTCCTTATATCTAAAGTGTCTCATGGTAAACAGTATGGCACTGTATTCATATAAAAGGATATGTCCTAAACCACTGCCATGCTATTAACATGATACGCTATAGACTACAATCTACAGACCAGTAAGGAAATAAGGCTATAAGCCACTATCCGATAGTTTGCACTTAGGTTTGTTAAACCACGTTATTTAGTGTTACCACAAGGCGCAAATCACCCTTAATCTATTTATATAACCCGATAGTGTCTATTGACTGTTCGGCTTATATCTCTTTATTGTCTTTAGTATCTCATATTCTATTTAACTTGTCAATACTTATTTTAAACTAATTTGATTAAAGAGTCTGACTAACATTTGATTGACTCTCATTCGGAGTATGCGTTGTTATAATGTCTATTCGTTTAATCAGTGTTTATAGTATCTCATATTTAATAGTATAAGTCAACACTTAATTTATATTAATAAAGGTTAGCTCTTATTCGCTTTGTGTTCCCTTATTGTGATTACATTATCTCATACTTAATTGAGTAAGTCAACACCTATTTTAAATTAAATTGAATAAATATAGATATTAAATGTTCCATACCCTGCGACTACATAGAAACTGCCAAAAATGATAAAACATGAACCGTATAGAATATAAGAGATATAGTAAGGAGATTATTAAGGAGTTAGTATAGTATATATAAATAAGAATAGATAAGATATATAATAAGGTATGACTATAAGGTATATGATAAGAGATATTATAAGAGTAATATAAGAATATGGGATAGAAACATATAAAGATAGATTACATGATAGGGACTGATTACAATAAAGATAGATGCCCTCCCGCTCGTATATAGAAATACAAGAGGGATACCCCTCCCCTATAGCATGGATAGAATCAATGTATATTAATAGGAATGGATATGGCTGAATTAATTAGATATGTAGAAGGTGGCACGGGGGAAATTGAATTGGTCATTTGTTTAATTGCCCTCTCGCTTATACATATCATTTCTACCGAGCAATTTCTATAGTACCCGGGTATCGTAACCTTACTAAGAGGACATAGGATGCTCCCGGGAATATAGTAAATAAGACACGATACAGCCTCATACAGGCATTTTAAGAGACGGAATGATAAATCATACCTAATCTATTTTAAAACGGCTGTACGGGCTTTATATCGCTATCTGTATCGTTTGTAAAGTCTCCATACAGGACGACCTAGTTTTACACCGATGTACATTAACACGGCTAGGGCGACACCGGACTCCACAGAGACACAATCAAATAATGAAAGGTCTGCTGTGGAATCGGCTAATTTATTAAAATCGTCTAAGTCATGTTGTACGCAGCAATGACGATGATTACCGTCAAAGAAGCCTGTACATCCGTCTGATTTAAACTTCGTCTGCATTCGGTTCCCAAGCCTCCGGGAACACTATTTCTACTACGGGTAGTCCAGCAGCTATTAGATTAGCAGTTCCATTAGGGAATCGCTTATCATTAGACAGGGATGCGAAGTAGAATTTCCCATCTGGGCTTTCTTGGACTTCTGACCATGCTTCTGTCTGTGCAGCTTTCGGATTGTCTACACCGTTCTTCTTACCTACGAGTTTACCATCTTGTAATGTGTAGTGATGAACCTGTGACCAGTAAGTTACTGCCATCTGGTTAATCTTAGTCAATACAAATTCGGCTGTAGGTCTGTCATTAAATACGTATATTTTGTAATCCATCTTATAGCCTTATTGGTTCGTGTGTAATGTTATGCTTATCAGCAAGATATTTTGATATACCGTTGATTTCAACATCTGTGAGTTGGTCTGTATAAGCAATGAACTCAAATACTTTACAATTAATAGTTCTGTCGTTACCACCATTAAGAACACGACCACCTAAAGCGAATCGGTCTAATGAAGCAGTATAGCCAGCATCTCTTGTGTAAGTACGAGGATTATCACCTCTAGCACCATTCTCGTAGTACATCATCTCACCACCATCATCCGTGTACATCTGTATAGTTTTGGCTGTTGGTAAAGGAGCGAAGCTATTTAAACGGTTATCGTTCAATAGAGTAGTATTGTTCATACGAGTCTGAGCAGCTACGTAACCACTTCCAGTTAGTCTCTGGAATGTGTAGTAGTCTGATGAACCCGTCTCTGCACATATAGTATCTGCATTAACATAAACGTAATCACTTGTTACAACGAACACGGTACAAGCACCTGCATCCCATAATCCGGGGTTGCTATGCTCTAACCAATCACCACCATCAAAGGACAGTACCCCAGAAGCGATTTGAGGCTGTCTGGAGGCTGTTGTTTGCGTTAGGTCATACAATGTGTTACCAAACTTGTTAGCAAGCCCTGAGACGCTCCCTGCGCTCTCTGTGACAGTACTAGCATCCGATGGGTCGTACCACGAATGTTTATTGTCCAGAGTAGATGGGTCTATACTAGAAGGTTCTGATATAGCTGTAACGGTAGCACCCCACTTATCAGCGAAGTACTGTGCAACCTGATTAGTCTCTGCAATAGTTAAGTAACGCTCGTACACTACAACTTCACCAATACGACCATCGTATGAGAAACCAGTAGAGCCACCCCAACCTGCTAGACCTGTAGCGTTAGATGCGACTGTAGAGCTACCTACACCATTAAAGGCATCGAAATCGTTAATCTTCAAGAACGTAGTGAACAATCCATTATAACCCTGTATCTGTAGTACTGGGTCTGTAGTGGACCTGTTAGCACTTGGTAAGGATAGTACATCAGTACCTACGCTTACACCATGGTTAAGTATTCTAAAGTTCTGGTTGTATGACGACATAACCCAATCGTTACCTGATGTACTGTCGGGTGTGTGCATAATGAACACTGTCTTAGCACCTGCTGCAAATACAGCGTTAGGTACATCCAAGTGCCTACCAGTATTATCTAATGTAAGAACATTAAGACTATTTATAGTATCTACGCTTGTAAATGGTTTATTAGATTCGATAGTCTGTACAGCGTGATAACCATTACCAGATTTATCATCTAACTGAGACACAGCCGTAGCTGTTTCTGTAATAGTAGATGCGTCTGATGGGTCGTACCATGCTTTCAAACCTGTGAGGTCTGTAGGTAGGAAGTTAGCTTCTGGACCTACTGGGTCTGTCCCTGCTGATGTAGCAGAGTCGTTACCTTCTGAATTAGTTGCTGTAACACGACATGTTATAACTGTAGTTTCGTCAGCAGCTACTAATGTATATGTACTAGAAGTAGCTCCTGCAATATTAACACCATTGCGCCTCCACTGGTAAACAAACGTGGCACTAGGACTCGCATCCCAACCACCTGTCGAACATGAAAGGACCTGCCCTACTGTAGCTGTTCCAGTAATAACTGGGACTGATGTATTAGATGGCTCATATATATCGTTCACTGCAATACCGATTAGTGAGTCCATAGAGGACGTACCACCTGCATTGGTTACTGTTTGACGTATATGTAGCGTTTCATCATCATCAGCCTGTACAGTCACGTATGGGCTTGTAACAGCACCCACGTTGACACCACCTCTAATTAGGAATGTTTCAACTTGGGGTACTGGGTATCCTTCGTAGGTCCCGAATGTAAATGTAAGTGTATCACCTACATCTGCTGGATTAGGACCAGTGAGTACCGGAGGAGTTAACATGTTTGCAGTTAACGGGTCCGGTGGTGTAATATCGAGGCTATTCAGATTAAATGAAATAAAGTTATCTGTGAGCCTTTTCATATTAAGCTCCTAGTACACTAAGAAGTGCTGTACCAGAAGTGGTCTTAGCTGAAATCTTATTATAAGGGGCATCGTCAAATTTAATACCTGTGTTTGCATCTAATTGAAAGAATGCGTTGTCAGTATCGCTAAGAACGATTTGAACTACACTTGGTCCTTGGTTAAAAAGGATTAGTGCTTGTCTTGAGTTATTTGCAGGGAGAACCTGCGACTTGGCAGTAGTAACTGTTACTGCGGTTGGGTCGTAATTTGACATTATGTCTCCTATTCGTTTACTTTAATTGCTTTGGGAACCTTTGGTTTCTTAGCGGGTTTAGGGGCAGTACCAATAACTTTGGTGTCTGTACCGAAATACTTATCTGCGGTACGCATTGTGCCTATACCTAACATTGCTAATACTAAGGTCATAAGTTGTTCTTTGGAATCCAGACTTGGGAATGTCCCCTCGTATCCTGATACAGTAGCTATCCAAGTAATCATAGGATGAACTAAGAAAGTCCATGCCAAGGCTACACCACCAACCCAACCAATGAAGGGTCTCCAACCTGCAACGAATATGCTGCTATGCGTAGCTTCTACTTTATTTAAGTCTACCTGAGCTTCACGCTCTTTAGATTCTATCCGTACTAACTCAAGAGTTAATTCTCGCTGTGCCTTTGCACGAGCTTCTGGGTCCGGAATCATTCCCAGTATCTTATCCAAGAATGGGATAATAGCTGTAAAGATTGCTGTGGTCGATGCCATGGGCTATCCTTTCATTGTTACTGAGGTTACATGTAATAGACGAGCCATCCATCCACCTCTAAATGTTCTCCAATTCTTATTACGTCTGTAGCGTTCAAAACGATTCATAGCAAACTTCTGTACGAGCTTATCTATATCTGTATTGTTCACTGCACGTAATGTTATCGGTCCTATCTGACCATCCATACGAACGGATGCAGATGATTGTAGAGCTTTTCTAGCGTAATTAACACCTTGATTGACAGCGCAATCAAAAGCCATTAAACGAATACCTGCTGGGAGCTGGTCACAATACATAGTGTCCCAGTAATCCTTTTTATATATACTTGCAGCTCTCGTCCGTGTTAGCTTTCTAATTCCATTTCTACCAAGGTAAGGATGCGCCCGAAGACTAATACCATATTTGGTAATGCCTCCGGGGTCCTTTGGATGGTCAACAAGACCACCCTCATAACGTAGTATATGCTCCAGTGCGACTGGAAACTCCATTACTTCTTAGCTGCTTCTTTTTCAAGTTTAGCTGAGATTGCTTTTGTGTCAACACGAGGTTTAAGAACACGCATCTCTTGGTTTTGCTCTAGACGAGCTTCCACATGCTTCATAAGTATTTCTACAGTTTCTTTAATCAAGTTAAAGTTCTTCTCGTCAGTACCCATACGTGATGCTGCACGGATAAGAGCTGCTTTTGTTTCCGAAGTCAAACCTAGACGGTCTGTAGGGAATGTAAGCAAACCAGCGTTACCAAATGTATTAGTACCTTCGATTCTACGTGGCTTCAATAACTTCATCTTACGTGGCTTCAAAGTCTTAGCTTTCGCAGGTGCTTTTGCTTCACGTCTCTTTAGAGCTGTAGGTTGTGTTTCTTTTACTTCTGTTTTAGTAGGTGCTTTAGCTTTAGTGTTTGTTTTAGCTTTAGCTTTCTTATTGTCTTTCTTCTTAGACATGTTATCTCCTATATATTTTACTATCAAATAGTGTTTTATGTTTCTTAAAAGGTTTACCTAGATTAGAGCCATCCCCTAGTGGGTCTGCCATCATCTTACGGTAATTCTCATTCTTTACTTTAGCTTCTTCTTTAGCTTTGTCGATTGCGAGTAGGTCAGTCCAATGTCTACATGAACCTGCGAACGCATCTAATCTATCATCATGCGCTAGTGCGCCCCGGTCTCGTGTTAAACGAGCCATTTGGAAGAATAGACTATATGTAGGTCTGTCTTGGATACTGTACTTTGCACAGGACTTCCAATCCTTCTCTAATAAATCAATATCTACTACAACCCGTTTACTTTCGATAACTGGTTCTAGAATATCAATGATACGTAGTTCCTTCTGACCGGATTCCCAAACACCTTCAACTGCACAAGCATGCTTTTCATCTTTGAACTTCTCAATAATAAGAGGTTCTAGAATCTGTCTAAACACACCAGCACCGAAGTTGTCCTCAATGTCCAACTGGTTTGGTTTCCATTTATATACTAAATCTACTATTGCTTTCTGATTAGCTTCACCTAAACCACCGGGCATTCCCCCAATGTCTACAAGGTAAATATATCCAGAACGGAACTGTGTAACGGCATAAGCCATTTCATCTCCATTCTTACCACCACCAGACGGGTCCACATACATGTGGGTTCCAGTGAAGTCAGCCCATTCGTCACTATGACTAGCGACCTCATAGAAGTCTGCTTCAATCGGGAAGTCTTGCGGTAATCGTATTTTATAATCAGGATGCTTAATATGATTTAAGGTCATAGGTACTCTGTCCTCTGGAACCGACATGAACAATAAGTTCTCCGGTTTAAGAGGGTATCTTTCGCCATCCATCAACTTAGTATCCAACATGTGTTGTAGTTGGAAGTAAGCTGGTCCTTGGTCAATCTCCTTAGCTAATAGTTCTTCTTCTGGTAAGAGTACTGGGTCAGTAGCTTGCCCACGGTCTCCCGTAGGTCCACCACCAATACGTAGGGAAGGATTCTTAGCCATACGATTAACAATCATAGGTGCTAAGGCATTCCCGTAGTTCTTCTCCTCCTCCTCAGTAGGATAACGCCCAGACCAAATCCGGACATGGTATCCACGAGAAGGTAGCCCATTATAAACAGAATCAATACTCTGAGGTGTACCAAGATAAATGATTTTACCTTTAGAACAAATCGAAGTGAAGTCACGAGTTAATTGTCGTAGCTTCTCACGTTGTACCTCAGTAGCAGAGTTGGATGCAGACTCAATATCATCTGCAATAAGAATGTCAGCACGATAACCCTGCATGTTGGATGTTACTCCAAGACATGCGATACTGGGTGACTTCTCAGGTCCTTTTAGAGTGTAATGAATATCAAAAGCTTCGATACTCTTACGGTCTCCATTTGAGGAATCTGGTCGTAGACACTCTAGTTCATCCATACCCATAATGATTTGGATAATCCAATTACTAATCTGTTTAGCCATGGGTCCACCAGCAGACACGATAAGAATACGTGTACTGGGGTTGTGGATTAACTCCCACACAGCATATATAGCTGTAATAGTTGTCTTGGCTTGACCACGTTGCGCTTGAATCATAGCACGTAAAGGACCTGTCGATAGGAACTCACCAATGTCTCTTTGGACCTCAGTGCAGTTGAATCCCATAAAGTTTTCAATCACATCTTCTAGTAGTGTATCGAAGTCCTTATAATGCTCACGTAGTAACTCTAACTTCTCCCATCTAAGGGCAGCAGATTGTAGGTCTTCTTTAGCCATGTAATCTCCTATTAGTTATATGTTACATCTTTCAATTTAGATTTGCGCTTTGCTTTCAACTTACCTTCTAATGCTCCTAAATCATCATCGTCGGCTCCATCACAGGATATGTTATTGTCCTTGAGGAACTTTGTGACAACTGTAAGCATTGTAGGGTTCACCTCTCTCATAGCACGTAAGAAGTTCTTAACATCAAAAGGTAATTCTACCTCATGGTCTTCGTACTTATTTAAAAGGTGTTGTGCTTTGTCAGAAGTTTCTAGTGCAGCAGATAATGTATCAGCCAACTTCCCGTGTAATTCGGATAGTGACTGTTCTGATGCTTTGGTCATATTAACCTCCTAGTTTTACGAATGATACTATAAAGCCCCACACCGCTAAAGCACCAGCCCCATAACCAAACATACGTGACTGATTAGCAGCCAGTTTGTTGATACGTTCCTCATGTTCGTCGGAGCGTTTAACAAGCAACTCTGTGTTTGCTTCTATTCGCCCTAGAGTTCTGTTTATATCTGTACTCATTATGAGACCTTTCTAATATATGTGTCACCAAAGATTTGAAACTCTGGTGCGTTACCGCTAAATGCGTAGTTTCCGTAACCTAAAGCCCATGAACCTTCACCCGTAGATTGGTACTGTCGTATAGACAATACTGTATCTTCACTTAGGGTAAATTGACCTTTTAAGCGTTTAGTACCGTAACCACCGTGGTACGCTGTTAATCCCGTTACTATGGGTAAATCGTTTTCAATGTCTTCTAGCTGGAAGAACGCTGTAGCAATTACACCCACACCATGTTCGCACTCTATCTCATAAGTACCTGCACCTAGTATAAAAGAATCTGGTAAGTATGTACCTTTTGTAGAGTCTCTTAATTCAGATTCAGTTAAACGAACTAGAGCTGTAGCTCCTGATGTAGAGCCTGTGATTGTCTCGTTATCCACGAAGACACCTGTTAGACTTTCTATGTGTAAGCCACCATAGGCAGTTGTACCTGTATCAGCCCGTACTACGCATGTTGCACCCGAAGTACCGCCTACTAGAGTTTCACCCATTGTAAATGTACCTGTCTTATTATCGTGATGTAGGTTATCCAATAGTACAATACCTAAATCGTTGTGTACGATATGGTTATGCGGACGACCTCTCGGGGAGTTCGCAGACATGGTTGCTGTAGCAGCCGTAGACCATGCTCTATGATACCGTAAATGAGAATACGACCCTAAATATGCACCCGCCTTTACAGCACTAATAACATCTGCTGGTTGTACCGCAGTATCCGCTAAAGCTCCTTGAGCAGCAGTAGCTAGTGTATTTGAATTAACAAATGCAGCAGTACCTAACTCGTCAGATTCCAAAGTAGTATTACGCCAATCGGCAGCTCCCTCAGTAGCGTCTACAAGAATCCATGCTTCGGGAGTTCCTGTATTCTTAACCCACTTAGAACCTGCTGCGTACCCTTCGGATTCATCGTCATTAACTGTAGGGGCTGTAGTAGCCTCATAGTTTGACATTGGGAATGCTGCTGCTGCTTCCACAGCATCTTCACTCGCATCCAAGGCAACGGCAGCAGCAGCTACCGCTACAGCTCTAGCTTTCTCAGCTTCGATAGCAGACGAGGGTATGTTACCTGTCGCAGCATCCAACTGTGCTAGTGTTACAGCGTGATTTGATTCAGTAGCGGGTGCTACATTAATCAGTTGATTACCACCAGCGTTTAAGTCCACTGTTAGCTCGGCTAATCTACCATCCAAGACTTCATGTACTAGCATAAGAACTTGTTTAAAGCTCTCGTCTAGATTGTCTTCGATAAGTAAAGCACCATCTTGATAGTCGTGTTGAAGTACGTTACTTGGTACAGTACGTTCAAATACGATTATATCACCGTTTGTGAGAGAGCCGTTGATTGAATCAACAACTCCCTCGCTTGCGAAGTTGATTGTGCGGAATACAGGTTCCCCTGCTCCATCAACTTCCTCATTTACCCGGCAAGTAACATGAGCAGGGTCTAAATACCCCAATGAGAAGTTTACTGCGAAAGTTAGTTGACCTTCGTACTCGTAAACTATACGTGATAACGCCATGTTCTCTCCTAATCTCTTAATGTTTCTATAAGTGCTACCGAAGGATATGAACGTCCAACGATAGGAATACTTTTGATACTGTTCCAACTGTCATTTGATAAGTCACCATCAACGGCATCTGATACTACTCTAGGAAGGTCTAGCAACTGGTTAGCTGCTGAGATTCCCGGAAAGCTTAATAAGCCACTGTGGTTATATCTCCAACTATTCAATGGGAATGGTGAACCTTCAATACGGTCTGCACCAATCATGTATGATAATGGGTCTACTGCCATAAGTAATGGTGATAATAGAGGACTCCAGTTCAAAGCACCTTTTGCAATGTACTCTGCATCTCCTAGCTTATCTGAATTACCATTAGCAACCTGCTTCGCACTGTATGCTAAAGCTGCTGTCGCTGTAGTAGCTAGAACAAGCTGGAATGATTCTGCATCCGCTAACGCCATATTCTTAATAAGCTGTTTCTGAGCTGCAAGGAATGTAAATGACTTCAAAGATGAAAACAAAGAACCAAAGGTTTGGTACTGCCAAGTAGCAGCTTCGCCCCGTCTTGCTTTCTGTACAGTTGCATCCATATTTCTACGGGTAACAGTCTGTAGTAATTCCAAATCATTTGGATGCCAAGACTCTGTACCCATATCGGCTACGTAACCTTCTTCACTAAATCTAATAGTACCTTCATCCAGCTTACGCTGTATAATGGCTCTAAATTCATCATCCACGCCCATTGTAGCTAGCCTGTCAACATTCTTGCCATCTCTTATTGATTTGACCATATAGTTGTTCATAGTTAAAGCTGCATTTACGTGTAGCATCTCATTCACCTTGTAGAATCCTGATAAGTAACCCATACCACGCATACCCTTATCCATACCTTTGTGCATTGTCTGCATATCTAGTATCTTAGCGTATTTCGGAGCATCATCTAGTGATACATCGTCTAAGTGATTTGTTGATACAAAGGTTCTGTGGTCCCCCACCCAATCTTTAATACCGTACAGGTTATCCATCAACTCTGGACTCTTTCCCTTTAATATCTCTGGCATAGATTTACCAGCAAAGTGTAAGTACGCTTTCGTACCACCCACACCCATAGCAACACCCATCTCAGCCATCTGGGTAATACCCAACTGAGGTAGGAAACTAAGGATAGCTAGTTTATTTAAACCACTTGCCCAAGCATCTGCTCCACCACCGAACGCTCCTTCTCCAAACATAGAGAATACATCGTCAACGGTCTTAGCAGCTAGATTAGGGTCCTTATGATTCAATACAGCTTCATCTCTGGCTGCCTGTATCCATCCCGCTTTGTCACGATGTTGAATACCAACGCTTGCCATTGCAGCATGATTGGATTGGGACCTAACAGTTCTATCTGCTAGAGCATAAATATCATTATCCACTAAATCTAATAATGTCTTATCTGAATTACCAATAGGAGTAGTCATATCTATATTGATACGTCTACGTGAGGACTTGACAGTACCCTTCTCTGTATTCTTATACAGGATTGATTCTGCTATGTCTGCTGCGCTCTTATTAAGCTCAACATCCATACCCAAGTCTTGAATAGCTCTTTCTAATGAAGCTTTACCATCAATATTAACAGTCATTAGCGAACCTACAGGACTACTTAATTGCTTGTCCATTGCAGCCCGTCTAATGGCTCCTGCGTATATTGCAGCAACCTTTGGGTCCATATCTGGGGTCTTACGCATAATACCCTCTGTAAGGGCATCTGTGACCTTCTTACTACCCAATGTAGCTTCTAACTTATTAAATCTATCTCCTACCCAGTTACGTGGAGTATGTCCATTAATGTACTCTACATCTTCAAAACCCTCAACGCCATGTCTCTTATTATATTCTAAAGACATTTTAAAGGCTTTATCTAAGTCGTCACTCGCTGCTTTAATAGACGGGTGAACATCCTCAATGATATTACCTGCATGCAGGTTCTCTCTGTAGTGTTGCAATTCTTTACCATACTCGTTATGACTTTTCCAGTAATACGATTTACTTGTCTTCTTGATTCCTTTATCTTTAGCCCAAGCAGCATAATGTACTCCAGCATTAGGAGCATATTGTCTTGCAACCATCTCATTAATACGAACACCTGCGCTCTCGGCACTACGGTTGTTTACATTAAATCCAACGGGGTTAGATACAGTGTGGTGAGCTAGGTATCTTCCTATAACGCCAGCGTCATTAACCAAACGGTCATAATTAGAAGCTAGAGGGGTCTTTTGAATACCAGCATACATCTTCTCGGCAGCAGACTGACTAGCCCTCGCTAACGGTCCTCGAAGTTCATCTACGAACTCTCCGTGCTTTGCAAATGCAGCATCAATGTCTGGGTTATCATCAAACCATTCATCAACTTGATTCATCAAATCGTGACTAGTCTGGGGTATGACAACCTCCTCACCTGACTTATCCCTAGCAGCAGCTCCGACACTATTATCTAGGTCGAACTTGAACGTGGGGTTTTGTACAGGTTCCTTATTAGTAGATACATCTACACTGAATTTAGAAGACTCTCCATTTAACTTAGTATCCATCAAATCATATACTTCGTTCATAGTACGGGCAGTACCGCCCTTCTTATAGAATATAGACTTGTTCGCCTTGGCTTCTTTTTTAAATATATCAGCAGCTTTGGCTGTACCATCTTTGGATTTAGCTCTAAGGAACTTACTGGCTCCACCAGCTCCCATGAAATGTGCAAAGTATAGCTCAGTATCATTAGGCTTTCTACCCAATACTGATTTCAAATGGATGGCGTTCGTCTTAGCGAACTCTCCAGCCATTGTAGCTGCAATATCCGGATTCTTACGAAGTTCTAGTAACTCTGCACGGCTCTTACCATCTATGTCAATACCATGCTTTCTAGCATTGGCACTTAATGTTTGTATCCATGTACTGTCAATAAATTGGTACAATCCTGTAGCACTACTTGTTTTAGCTTTAATACTGGTGTTAAAACCACTTTCAACTTTAGCTTGTTTTATTAAATAAGATTCGCTAACTCCTGTAGTGGAGCTGGCTTGTCTAATACTGTCTAAAGTACTTGTGTTTACACCTCTAGTTATTTCTTTTATATGTGCGTTACTACTATCTTGTTGTACTTTGCGTATATCTTTAACGACTCTGGTAAATGCAATATCTTTGGCTACTCTGTCTACTCTTTGAGCAGGGACAGCAGAACCTAATCCACCACCTAATACAGTACCCATTATCATTGCACCCATAACGTCCTTTTCATCGACATTAGGGTCCAGTACAGCACGGATACCTTCTACAGTGAATGCAGAAGCAGCACCCACTTGTGCGCCTGTTAAAAGGTTCTCACCTCTTGTTGATATAGCTGTTAGCTTTGCAGCTTCATCAGCTTTCAATACACCAGTCTCTACTAGCTTATTAACTCTTGATACTCGTTTAGCTTTACTTATCTTACCAAATACACCTACACCCGCTAACGTGTCAACGTCTGCAAGAGTACCTGCCATGAATAAGGCTGTTCCTAATGGTCCAGCATCCGCTACCGATTGATACAATTCTTGGTCTCTTTTTATTTGCTCTGTGCGAACATACAACTCGTCCTGTGAACCAGAAGCCATTAAAGCTACTGCTTCGGAACTTTCCATGTCAAGACCCAGTTCAGTGATTGTAGTTTCAATCTCAGACTTCTGTTTCTCGTCCTCACGGGGATTCCACTCTGGGTCGTCCTTGAGGATACCGGAGGCGTGTAAAGCAATGTTCTCACCAATGGTGGACGCTGCTGTTACATTAGCCCCTGCTTTGAGGGAGCTACCAATTAGCTCCCCCGCAGTTGTATCTTTTACTCTAGAGGCAGATTCAACACCGACTTGCTCTGCTTCAATATCGAAGTCACCTTGAACACTCTGCGCTGCATCTAGCTGGTCGTCTCGACGAGCCGTGATACCTTGACGTAGGCGTTCTAGTTCAGAATCACCCGTCTGTATTTCATCTGTCATGTTTACCTCCTTGGTAAATGTTTGTTATATTGATTATCTTTAGTTTTGGTTTTGTACCAGTCACCTACATCTTTAGCAGGTATGATAACAGGAGTACCCGAAGGTTCTTCTCTCTTATCATCATTGTACAAAGTAACTAATAGATTCCCATTAGCCATTGGTAGTACGTCTACCATCTTAATATCATTACGTAGTTGCTGTGCTTTCTCCAAAGGGAGTACAGCTAACGTATGAGCTTCAACACCCATGTACATAGCAGTAGGATTAAAGATAGCTTGCTCCAAACCGTCTCCGATTTTAGATTTAAACTTCTCCCATCCACCTCTTGTATCACTACCCTCTGGGAATAGTAAATCTGAGTTGTCACTCATGTACATTAACATAGCTGAGTTAGTATTTAAAGCACCGGGAGTTTTATCAAGTCCCATAGCTTCTGATACAGTACGCCCACCTCTAGGTGGAACCATTGTACCCATAACATATTCCCAACGTCCAAGGTCTTTCTTAACCAAGTCCATAACACCCTTCTGTTTCATATTAGGGTATGTCTTAGAATATAATTGAATACGGTCTTTAGCCCAAGCATCCATAGCTGCGGAATCTCTAGCTGCTTCTTTAACTTGACCTGTTAGAATCTCGTCATATTTAGCATCTGATTCAGCACCCAACATACTAGAAACGATACTTGGTTCAATATCATCAAAGTAGTCTTCTTTAATATCGTCCCATGAATCTAGAGCATCTTTAACATTAGTCTTAGGTACAGGTCTATCTTCCTTCGGAATCTCGACTTGCTCCCATGCTGTTGCTAAAGCGGTCTTGGGGTCTATAGCACCTTCTGATATAGCAGAGGCTACTGTGAGATAGTCATACGAATCACCAGCGTATTTACGCATAGTTCTTTCTGACAATCCAGCTTCTTTCATAAGTGTAATGTACTGGTGAGCTTGTTCATGCTCAGGACGTAGTGTACCATCTTCTGCAAGTGGTGAACTCTGTCCAATTAATTTAAAGTTGTTTTGTACTTCCGTATCAATGACAGGTGTTTCTCTTAGGAAAGCTACGTGTTTACGTGCCATCTCTAAAACCTGTTCATCTTCTGGACCACCTTTGGCTTGTACTTCCATGTGAATCTGTTGCTTCTTGAGTTGCATAGCCATCTGTTGCGTCTCCGCATCTTGATTGTGTAATGTACCGGAGTTCAAAGCACTTGCTGCTTTAATCTCTTTCTCTTTCTGCTTAGTAAACTTAGCTGTCTCAGCATCAATAGATTGAGTTACACTTCGCTCTTTATTAGCTTGAGCTGCTTGTACCTTCTCTAGATTATCAACTACCATACTTCTAGGTAAATTGAAGTTCTCTGCTATCGCTAGGGTTGCATTAGTTACTTCTTTACTATTACCTTGCATGTGAGCCATAATGCTTAATTGAGCCATAGCTTGTACATAATCAGGGTCGTGCATTATCTCTAGTTGTCTATCTTCAATCTTATCATCTAAAGCATTGTCACGAACATCACGAACTATTGTTCTTACGAAGTCGTCACTTAGTCTATATTGTTCTTGTAGACTTTCTGCACGTTCCTTGGCTTCTTGTGCGCCAATACGTCCTTCTTTAGATAGTAATTTGATTTCATCGACACTAGCCATGAACTCACCGTCCATAGATTGCTCTCTGATTACCTGAGCAGATTCAACTGCTTTCTTAACACTTTCAATTTGAGCAGGAGAGAAGTTACGTTCTCTTAAACCACGTTCTCCACCAAAAGCATCATATAACATGAAGTTACCCTCGTTAAGGTGTGGTATCATAGCGTCCATTAGAGCCTTTTTAGCACTGTCTGGAGACATTCCCTCTGTGATTACCTCATAATCATTAACAGTGTCCTGTACGGTCTCCATATCGCCAGTCTGGGCATCTGCATACATCATATTAGATAATGCTGATACTCCGTCCTTTTCTAAGTGCATAGTGTTAGCAGCAGCTTGACGCTCTACTAGTTTACTAAATCCAGATTTACCCATCTCTGTGTATAGGTTTCTAGATATTTCATCATTAGGGTCTAATCCATCTAGAACTTCTTTAAATTGAGGTTCTAAGACTGTAGACATATATTCATCTGGGTCCATAGCAGCATGCTCACCTGTAGCATCATGGTTCATCTTAGCCATCCACTGCGAGTAGCCAGTCTTTATCTTCATAACTTGCATACCTTTAAGTACGTTACGATTATAACCTGCTTTCTCAGCTTCCTCTATAGATTTACCTTGAGCTTTCAGCATCTCACCTTTAACAGTGTCTTCTGCTTGCTTCTTCTTTAGAAACCCATCTAGTTTCTCGCCACCCATCTTCCATACTTCTAGCATGGCACGACTTCCGGCTGTGACTCCAGCAGTGCTACCTCCACGGGGAGCAGATACTCCAACCATACCTAATTGTCTGGCTGGTGTATTAGCTTGTCCCGAAGGGTCTCCGGAGTTTACTACTTGACGAGTTTCTAGTCCCCGTCTTCCATTATTTCCTTCTGGCATTAGTAACTCCCTGCGTATCCCGCACTACCAGCAGTTCTACCATTAGTAGATTGCTTGATAGCATCGGCTTGTTGTCCATAATTGGTTTGAGCCATCCCACCTGTAAACATTGCAGCAACGGTATCAATATTCTTAGCAACTGCTGAGAACATGTAAGTACTGAACTTAGGTTTAGGGATGTATGTTAAGTCTTGATTCTGCACAGCAGATAATCTAGAACCTATACGTTGTTGTGTATATTGGTCTTGCGCTCCTTCTAAGTCACGCACTCTAGCACCTTCTGCGAATCCTGCATTTCGTTTTGCATCTATAATTGTAGCATTAACACTTCTACCTCGAACTCCCGCAGCAGCAGCAGCACTTGCTGTCGAACCGAGAACTCCTATCTCATTCCGTTTTAAGTGAACTGCTTGCCGTGCGGACTGTTGTATCGTCTTTGTGGTATTGGTGGTAATACTATTCTGGTTCATAGCATCTGCTATATTAACCATCTTATTCTTATATTCCTGCATGGCTCTATCAGCCTTAGCCTGAGCCTTATCAGCACGATATTTACCGTACTGCATAAACATATCGAATAGCATATTAGCCTCCTGTTATTCGTTTACCTTTCTTACGCCATTGACCTGACCACTCCATCTCTAGAAGTTGCATAGGTAAATGACTATCTGACCGTATCTCTAATTGAGAATCATCGGCATTCTTTTTATATGGTATTGAGAATGAACCTGCACTTACTGCGGATTCCCCTACGATATTATCCGGACTTCCTAGTACTCGACCTGTGTATTCCACAATAGCTGAGTAGCCGTACTTATCCGTCACCTCTGCTTCAAAGTAACCTGTACCGTCGAAGTGAACTGTGAACTGTTTAATCATTAGAGTACCAGAACCAACTTTAACATTGTTTCTATCTCTAACGAAAGGAGAAGTCGGTATGTATCGGCTAGTGTATCGTTTACCGAAGTAAACAGAACCACCACCCATGTCCGTCTTTAATGTAATCGTATTTCCGTCTATGGAGTCTATAAGAACTCTCATACCGGGATGTGGGCAACCTGCACCCTGTACAGCCACATAGTTGTTAATGTTGTCAACACTATAGGGTACATCAAATGTAGTCTCTACGGCATCAATCTTAATCTTCTCGTCTAACATAACACGATAAGGTACACCCTCGTCGTCTGTATTATCTAGATTCAATGTAAACACATCAAAGTCATTACCCTGCTTACAAATCACGTATAGTAAGTTGTCAACAAAGAACGTGTGTTCTACTTCTCTAGGAAGTCTCCATTTACTCCAAGATGTTTGCACTTTCTCCCTATTAACCCAAATGTACTCATAGACGTATAGAACCTGTCCATCATCATCTGTGCTTACAATAAGCTTATTAAAGTTAGTCGTGCTTGTCATTTTAGAAGCAGTACCTTTTAAGTATTGAAGTACGTGCTGTGTAATTGGTCTTGAATCATTAACATCCTCACCACCGTCTGTAAAGAACTCGTGGATACCTGTGTACTGTCCGTACTCATAGGCGAAGAATATGTTTCTACCTGCTGCTACTGGTCTGGCTGTTAAATCAGCTTCAAACTCTGTAGTAAGAACAAGTGAACTATTCCGAGGTGTTAGGACATTACGCCCGAATACAATAAACTGTGCTTGGTCTGAGAATATGATTAAGTCTCTATTATGAGGGACCATCTTTCTTAGAACATAAGTACCTAATGCACTAGCAATATCAATAGGGTCGTCGTCCGCTAATGTTGTAGCAGACTGATTAAAGAAGTCAGTGTGCTTGTTAGTACGTGACATTATGATATTAACATCTGAGAGTAGCGTTAAACGCCCCTGAAAGGCTCCTACGTCACTAATTGTATGTCCAATGAATGAAGGTAGGGGATTTGTTGTATCGTCTCCTACGGCTCTGTCAGCCCATTCACCAGCTTTTAGTACAAAGGAGGTCTCTCCCGTCTTCTCTAGAATGTGTGGCATTGTGTTTGCGTCTATAGCGTATTCTATATTCGGGGCTGCGGTTTCAATCCATACACCCTCAGAACCAAACCCCTCACCAACGTCATATTCTATATCTCCAGTAGTTAAGAACTCTAAGTACCAATCATCAGCTTTAGCTGACTTACTCTCAGATACTCTTACGATGTATCCTTGAGGTGCGTATCTAGGTAACTCACCTACATCTTTAATAGTGTTATTAACTGCGAACATATTAGTACCACCATCCCCATCTTCAACGGTTATAGTAAATACATCTGTTCTTTCTGGGTCTATGTATCTAAAGAATAGAACATCATCCTCTTGAAATATCTCAAATACATTCAAGAAGTCCTGACTGGTTATAAATGTGTTGTACGCAGCTTGGGCAGTGTTAAACGAATCCTGAGAGGAATCCTCTAAAGCCACATTACTAGCAGCATCATCCATTATAGCTTGCGTAGCAGCACGTAGCTGTACGTTGTCTATAGTGTCAAGTTGTGCTAGTATTGCAGCTCCATGTTCAGCGATACCCGCCTTACCCGTATTGAATTGACCTTTATTAGCCGAACAAGTGGCTGCGGTGTATTGCCCTACAACTCCGTTAGAATTACAACTTCTCCAGCCGTAATACTGTTGGTATCTGTCAAAGTCCTCATTGAAGTCATTAAATGTATCTTGTAAAGCTGTACTACCCATAGCAGCAAAGTCGTTATATAACTGGGTCATAATATGCTTTGTACCAATACTAGTAATGTGGGATGCGTTAGAACCATTAGGTGTAGTGTATGAAGCCTCAGCTACAAAAGGAACTAAGTTCACTTCCCACTCAATCTTAATCTTATAAGTTCTACCGTACTGCCCACCAAGCATGAATGCCATACCTGCGTTTTCTACGTAGTCTCTTGTATCGTCTAACATAGCAACCTCTTTCTCAGGGTCAACTATGTATATGTTTTCATCAATACCAATGAAATTCAACCCTCTCGCAGGAACGTACTCGTTAGCATTGTCTTCTACTGTAACTGTGTTCTCTGTACCGTCAAGGTTAAATACTCTAATGGTATCTTCTTTGTAGGCTACGATGAAGTGTCCTAATGAACCTGCATCGTAATCTCCAAATGTATAGTCGTCTGCACTTGATAGCAGGGACCTTATGTGTTCTAATGGACCTCTGCGAGTTAAACCACTCACAGGGTCGCTTGATAGATTCTCTTGTAATTCGCATTGACCCGGTAGACGCTCTCGTGCGGGTTGCTGACTCACACCTTGAATCAAACTGGATATTGGACCATCCACCTTAGCCATATTATGCTCCTTTGTTTATATAAATCGCATTTGACGTGTGACCATAAGCAAGCTTTTTGCCTAGTCTGCTTCGACGAATATTAGTATCTTCGTTAGCCAAATGTTCTCTAAAGAAGTAAGCGTATGATTCCGCTTCTCTCTTTTCGAGGTTTCTTATCTTCTGTTCATCCCCATCATCATCTGTGTAGTACTCCTTGCATGCTTTATCCATTAGATAAGCAGCAGCAGTCTCAGGGACTTCTTCTACATCAAGTAATAGTTTCAATCGGCAATTAACTTGCTCTGATATTACTCGTGTATTATTAATTCTATCGTATAAGCTTTCTCCTCTTTGTACATAAGGAGAGTTCGGGTCTACTGGGTCTACAGATAATGTGTTCTGTGGAAGTACCACAATACCATCTGTATCAGGAGACAACATAATCGTCTCTTTATTGAACCACCAACCACGAGCTTGAACTTTCTTATTCAATCTGTCTAATGCGTTCACTGCTTGAATAACAGCAGGGTTTGTACTCTCTACACTGGATGCAGGAGCTTCACCATTAACTGCAAGCATTGCATTAACAATCTCTAATCTCGTTGTCATTTAATTCTCCGTATATAAAAAGAGGAGAATCCCGTTAAGGACTCTCCTCTAGATTAATTATGCGCTGTATTTGTAAACAGCACCACATACGTCTGGACGGTTTACTGAAACACCGAAAGACATGTAGCTGTCAATGAACCATTGTAGTTCAACATCAGAATAGTGAATCTTAGATGTTAAAGGAATAGTCTCACCAGCTAATAGTGAACGTGGGTGAAGGATAACTGCTACTGCATCTGCTTCTTCCGCAGTTACATCGTAGGCATTACCATTCGCTGTGTTTGACAAGTCGTGACCTGTGATAGCAGCAGTAGGGATACGGGCAGTTGACACGATACGTGAACCACCTAACATCCATACTTTACCACCCGCATAGTCACCGTTGTCACTTGAGAAGTCACGGCTCACTAGCTTGTCGTTCTTGTACAATGTACGGAACTGTGTAGGACGAACAAAGATAACACATTCATCAGTGTCAATATCTTCTTCTTGCATTTCTACTAATAGACCTGCAATAGCGTCTTCCATCTTATCTGGGTCAGCTTCATCGTTAGCAGCAGCAAGCTCTACGTTCTTACCTGCACCGATAGCACCGTTAAGTCCTGTTGGAGCAGCTTGTAGTGAGCCTTTGATTGCTTGAATGATAAACGCTTCATCGAAGAATTTACCTAGTTCTTTACCTTGGTCTTCTGCAATTTCAGAGCGAACGTCAATGTCAGCTTGGAAATCGTTAAGAAGGTCTTGGTTGTTACGAGCAAGGATAACTGTATCCACTGTAACTTGAACACGACCATGACCTACAGTAGTAGCATCTGGGCGAACACCTGCTGTGACTTTACCCAACTGAGTACGTCCGATTTGGCGATTGATTAATGAGTTAGTGTTTAATACTGAACGTACTTTAGCGTACATCTTCATAATAGAGGTTTTAGCGAATTGCTTTTCTACTAAACCTGTGAATTGTTCAATCATCTCACTATCTGGTTGTGAGGATAGATGTGAACTGTCTTGTGGTAGTTCTACTGGCATTTTAAAATGTCTCCTAGTTTATATTAATATTAAATTCCGGCTTTCATACCTGCTTGTCTACGCTTCCATAGTTCGGGAGCGAGGGCTTGGTACTTACCTTCGTCTTGTGCTTTAAGTAATAAGTCTGTATATTCAGCTCTACTTAAAGGTTCCATACCCACTGTACTCGCAGCTTTATCACCTACTGTCAAGTCTGCCACGATAGTTGTATCAGGGTCATTCTTGTACAGAGTAAATAAGTCTGTTACAGCAGCTTTAATAGCACGGGTATTCTTGCTATCCACCATTGAGCGAATATCATCATAAGCGGTCTTGAACTCAGCATCGGTTGCTGCTTTCTCATTCGCCCATTTAGTCATAGCATCGTAGTTCTCTTGTCCTTGAGTAAGGTCATACGCAGCTTCCTTAAACGCATTTACTTCGCCCATTACCTTATCCATGTAACTTTGAGCGAGTACGATTACGGTCTCTGCTTTATCCGCACCAATCTTCTCAGCTAGTGCAGCTTTATCTACTTTACCTAAATCACCAGCTTCTACTGCTTCTGCAAATATAGCATTAGCTTCTTCTACTGGTAACTCTGACTCTTTAAGAATATTAACAGCTTGCTTAAGTGCAGGATGTTCGTATTCATTGTACTCACCAGCGTCTTCGGTATCAGTCTCCTCGTCGGGAGTATCATCTTCCTCACCTGTAGGCTCCTCGCCCTCTGGTGTGTCAGTATCTTTACCTTCTTCTGGTGTGTCTGTAGTCTCGTCTGGGGTATCAGTACCCTCTGGAGCATCAGTTACTACTTCTTCTTCTGTAGCACCTTCTTCATTTTCAATTACTTCGGTCATATTATAATTCCTTCTTAGCTATTTCCTTACCCGCATCGGCAACCATTTGATTACCTGTCTCGGCTTGCATCATAGCTGCTTGCTGTTCTTGCATGGCAGCATCTTCTGCTTGGACTTCTGCATCGGTCTTAATGAACTGGGTGTAGTCTAATCCACGATTAGTACCAACCCATGTAATTAGTTCTCCAAACTTTAAGTATCGCTGGACAGCTTCGGGAAGTTCGTTAATCGCAGATAGGTCCTGTGCGAACATCCTATAGTTATCAAGGTCTCCCATTCTAGATAGCGTATCTAGTCCGGTCACTATGACAGGGTAAATAGAGTCTTCGCCTATCTGAACGTCCTGACGGGATAGCATAATCCCGGCAACTGGCTCTTGCCAGTCCTCAGTAAAGCGACTATAAATGCCTCCAAAGGCAATCTCTAATTCTTGAACATCCTTGCGAATCTCCTCGGCTGTAACACGTTCTGCATCACGAGTGACCTCAGAACCCATTAAGAACCCTTGGGCGATTTGCCGTTCAAAGTCTTCCTTAACTTGTCTTACTTGTTGGAAATCTAGATGCTTGTCAGATTTAACAGTTGTAATATCTCCTTCACGTCCTGCGTGATATGAGCCGTTCGGTGAATCATTTAGTTCTTGAACGTCTACTACCGAAGATGGGTGAACTAGAAACTTCAACGCAGCAGCACCAATAACACCCTCTACTAGAGATTGTGTAAGTACTTCTACAGCGTTAAAAGCTCCTCTGTAATCTTCAACTAACCCACGTCCATAGTCTTCACCACGAACAAGATTCCATGTTAGAGGAATCCAAGGTAAGTCTTTCTTAGCATACTTGTTTTCATTAACTTCCAAAGCCACCGTATCGGCAGCTTGAGTAATTTCATATTTCTTATCGTTTAATTTAATACTTGTGTAAATAGTAACGTCTTTACCTGCTTTATAGTCTTTCTCACCACTGGCTTTACCATCGGCAACCAATTTGGCTTGAACATCTTTAGAGAAGGTTTCAAAGGACTTCATATCACGAGTAAGGATTTCAATGACCGTTCCACTCAGGTCCCGCAATATGCAGTAGTCCCGTGTGTTATATACTTGTGCTTTTCCTTCTGGGTAATACACCAAGGCATTACCAGTTACTATTAAATACTTTGCTGCTAGAGTAGCTGCGGTTCTGTGTCCCATTTTATCTAGCGCACGGATTACTTTACGTTCTCCTTTAGCTAGACCTTCTGTTACACTCGCCATCGGTACTTTAGCTTCGTCTAATTCCTTCAATACATCATCTGACAATTCTAATTTCAAGAACGGTCTGTATGAAGGATATAGAACTTCAATCTTTTTATTACTTAGATGGTTTACTGCTCTCGCACCTGTACTGTCTAGGTCCGTGTCCAGTTCCTCTTGCTTGTCGTTTACATCAGCATATAAGTAAGGTAACGTCCACCTCGCATATTTCTCGTTACGAGTGTGTAGACTCCCTTTCTTAGATTCGAGGACTCCCCATCTCTTTTTAAGGGTGTCTTGTTCTTCCATTATATACCAAGACCTCCACCGCCTAAGTTACCTAGTACGTCACCACCTTTAGATGATGAACCTGTACCTGATTTCTTACCAGATACTCTTTTATCTTTACTTGCATCAGCTCCAACCACAACTGTAGCTCCTGTGTCGGCTCTACGTTCTGGTGCATCAGCAGCAGGATTGGGTATTACAGTGTCAGGCAACTCTGGCTGTTCTACACGACCAAATGCCAGTTCAGACACTTTCTCAATAACTCCACTCATGTTATCTCCTATTTGTTTGTTTAATGAATTTAGTCCAAAAGGATTCCTTAACATGTGAAGGTTCCTCTTTTTGGACAGCTTCTTTAATAAATGCTAACACTTCTTGTTGTGCAGCTTTTCTTTGTATATCTATCATATCAGTATCAGGTTTAATATCTATATGATTAATTGGAGGAAATACTCTCTCTAATCGTTCATAGAATTGTTGTGTTACTGGTGGTAGTTTATAAGTTTTCATGTCTTTATTATCCTATTATTCTATACGGTAACAAAAAAGGGCGATTCCCTACGAAATCCGCAGAGAACCGCCCTTCTTGGGTATGGAACAATTTATGCAAAGAAGTACTCGGAATCAAGTACATCTCGGATATTTAAATCACCAGAATCCGGCATTGGTGGTACACAATCTTTAGGCATTGCCATAGCCGTAGTCATGTACAAATCTTCAAGAGGGTTATGTTCTTCGTACATCTTAACGAAGGTCTCTCGTATAACGTCTCTGAACTGCTCAACATCAGCAGCATGAGTACCAAAATCGTCATGTATCATAGCGTAATTGGTTATACCTCTACTTTGAGCTTCTAGTATAGTTAGCATCATGTGCGCTGAATCTAGACTATGGACGAAATTAGGGGCTATACCCTGCATTTGCTTCTCTTTAGAGATAACGTCTGTTTCTTTGTTTAATCGGAGGTTTGCTCCTCCCATAAGTACAGTCCTAACACGTAGGCTCTGTACCTTCTTGATAGATTGATAGACTGGAAAACCTACTGGGTTAATCCACCATACAGGTAAGGAGCGTGTTGCTGCCAATCCTGCTAGTTTCTGTAGCCATTGCATTGCATCTCGTGCAGAAACAACTACATCATGGATAGCTTCCCATATAAGGTCTGTCATGTATTTACAAGCAGGTCCACGGTCCTCAAAGAAGCCCTCGTCAATCTCTCTTACAGCATCATCTACGAAGCCTAAGCATGCGTATTTAGTACATCCGTAAGGTAGAGTCATAACAGGACGTTTAGCTATCTTTCTAGATAAACCACCATGTTTCTTGATAAATGACAACCATAGTGCTTTCTCGTCACTATCTTCGCTACGTTCTAGTAGCTCTTTAGCTCTGTCTGCAACCTGTTGGTAAATATCCGAAGGTTTGTCACTTGGAGTTAAATTGGTTGCTGCACCACCTACAGAGTCTCGCAGTAAAGCTGAGAAGTTCTGTAGTCCATTACAACTACCGTCCATACCTACTGGTAAGTGACTGATAAAACCTGTTGGATTATGTACCGCCTTGGAGTACTCCTTGCAGAAAGCCATAAACATATAAGGATAGTCTGCTTCACCCCAGAAACTTGCGTGACTCATTGGGTTCTCAGCAGCTTCTTGGATAAGCTCTATATTAGCATGTACCCAATCTACCCGTTCATCGAAGCTGACTTTATCAACTCCGTAACAGTTAGCACCGTGTACTGCTAACCAGTATAATCCATTATCTCCTAGAGCTTTACCTTCTTTAAATCGAAGCATTGCTCTGTTGAAGTCAGAACCTTGTGGATTCAAACCAGCACTAGAGGCATATACACGCCCTCTAAAGTCGCACTGGTAAACAAACCATAAACCATCGTACTCAGAATACGCTCTAGCCATACTAATGACTCTAGCTACTTCATACGCCTTAGAAGCTCTACTTATTTCATCCGTGTAAAGCTGAGATATTTCACCTTTCCATTTAAGGAACTCTTTAAGAGTATCTGGGTCCATATCTTTAGGATTCGTACTATCTCGGAACTTAGGTATCTCTACAGGCTCCTTCTTAGGTAAACCGATTCCACGGTTACTATTCCAAGAATCCGCTAGAACATCTACCATCTCGGTATTAATCTCCCATTGGACGTTCTGTAGAGCGTTTACAGCCTGTGTAACCTTATCTAGGTTGTGGTCATTAACAAACTTCTTTTCAGAGCCTTTAAGCCCCTTTATAAGAGGATTACGGTTACGCATAGCTTCTGACCAGTACCCTCCGCTTTCAAGTCCCTGCCATTCATCTGGAGGCACTATACAGGGTTTAGTATAAGGATGTAGTACTGAGGCGTATTCGTTATATCCTGTTATCCAGTCAATAGCTTCCGCAGTAGGTACAATAGATTTACTGTATTTACCATTACGTAGACGCTTCTTACGAACCTGTACAATATCAGTAACCTGTATAATTTTATCTAGTACAGCGATACCTACACCTAAACGGTCTGATTTGGTCCATTCATCCCATTTCAAGCCTTTCTTCTTAGAAGTAACAGCAAGCACATTACGCATGTGTCTATATGCCTTAGTATTCTTCTTATTAAAGTCTTTCATAACTACAGCGTAGTACTCAGGATTCATCTCTTTGAAAGCAGCGAATCTCTGTTCATCTTCCAAATGTAAACCAATAGCCATACCCACTTGAGTAGCAGTTTTACCTGCTGCTAAGTCGTGCAATACAGATTTCAAACCAATGTATGAGACTACGTTATAATCCATACCTTTAATAAGTTTCTTGTATTTACCATGCTTGGCAGCTTTATTAGTAGCGAATGCTTCTAGTTCTTCTGCTACTGGTTTAATTAAAGTAGTTAGAAGTCTTTGACCATAGCCTGTATCAGCAGCTCTCCCACCCTTCTCGGCAGAAGCAGTATTCTTCATGTACCTTTCAGCACCCTGTAGAATGAGGTCGTCTTCTAATCTAAGTTGGTCTTGTAACTCCATTACTTTCCTTTTATATTTGCTGTTGCCTTTGCTTTAGCTCGTTTGAGTCTAGCCTTTTTATTTCTAGCAAGCCGTTTCTCGTCTTCGGTTTTATGGTTTGGATGATATACGTCCCCTTCTTTAGGGGTATTGTGGGAAACCCAGTATCGGACGACATTAGCAAGCCATCTTTCGGGAGTAGCACCACGTTTGGCTCGGTTTGCAAGGTTATATACCTTACCCTCGATTCCATTGCAATTACGACATAATGCTGCTCTAATAACTCCGGATTTATGGTCATGGTCCAAACAAACATCTTTGGTCGCCATCTTTGCAAAAGAGATATTACAAAGTCCACATCTATTCCCCTGCTTTTTCATTAGCAGCTTCTTGTGCTGCAATATCTGGGTTGTCTTTAAGCGATTCATCATAAGTCTCCCTTGCTAATTTGTTAAGGTATTCATCTATTTCTTCTTCGCTCTTGGCTACAGTCTCAAAACGGTCTTTCCAAATCTCCTCAAGAATAGCTCTTGATAAGTTCTGTCCAATTTGCTCTTTATACCATTTACGCATGATACTAAAGCCCTTACGCTTCGTGATAACTTCCTCAGATTTTAAGGTCATAGTCGAATGCTGTAAGATACCCTCTGTATCATACCATGGTAACATTACATAGGTAATTAAAGTGGTAGGCATAGTTGCTCCTCTTGTTGTTCTACATCACGGATAGTCTCCCGTATTCTTGTAGCTGCATTAAGTAACACTTCTGATAGTCCTTGATTATAGACATGGGCTTTCTCAGATAGGTGGTCTAGATAAAACGCAGTATGTCGGGCTTTAAGCTCTCTCATTACTGCGTCTAGTTCATCCGAGTTTTCCATTATCTGTTCTATAGTAGCTACACAAGAATGTATTACATCTTCTACTTCGTCTAGTTGGTCATTATCCAACATTGGTTTATTCGTCATTCATACATTCCTTAAAGTATCGTATTACATCGTTCTCGTGTGGTTGTCTACGCATCCATAATAGTTGAGCTTCACTTAGGAATACTTTATTCCAATCGGCTTTCTTTCCAGTCTTCCAATGTTTGTACCCTATCTGCTCACCAGTGTTCTCGTACAGTTGTTTAATCAATACAAAAGCATCCATAGAGCAATCTATGTCTTTAAGTATCTCATATACCAACACAGGACCACATGGAGTAGGTTTCTGCATAGCTACCAGTTCTTCCCATTTCTTCTTCTTAGAAGCTTTCTTAACCGCAGCACTGGGCTTGTAGGTTACAGCATCTTGAGAAGATAGTTTGGGTAGTCCTTGGATATTGTCAGCAGTATCCCCTGTAAGCATCTGCGCCCAGAAGAACGCATTACCTTTACCTACAATCTTAGGAGAAGATTTAGAACGGTCTAGTTCAATATACCCATAACCATCAATGAACTCTAAATCGCCAGTGTCCCAGTCCAAATGCCAACCTTGGCAAATCTGTAGGTCTTTATCTTTAGATACTAAAACTGATAAGTCAGGAGTACCTGCTTGAATTGCATCCCAATTAGCTTGGCTTAAACCATCATCAGCTTCTTGGTTCACATGATTAACAGCACCACGCTTACGCTCCATCCATGATTTGATAGTATGTAAATGTTTAGGTTTCTGTTTGTTCTTTCTGTTGCCTTGATACTCTTTCTGGATAGCTAAATCGTAGCGTTTACCTTTATCACCGTGAGAGGCTGTAATGTGAGATACAGTACTTTCGGCTCCCGCCAATAGTCTAAGTGTCTCTACAGCAACATCATGGTTGTGCATCATCGTATGAATAGATTTACTATCATCGGCTGCAACTTGATATGCTAGGAAGTCTCCATCTATATGGAGAACACGCCCCGGTACGAGTTCGGGATAATCCGGTTCGTCCAGAGCGTGTGTCGTTAATCCATCAGAGTCAAGACCGAACATATTTGATAATAAGTCGGCATTGCTCATATTATAGACCTAATTCTTCCATTTCGTCTAACAAGGATTCTGCATCATCTGCTGCTTCCTCTTTAGTCTCCTCTTTAGCTTCCTTCTTAGGAGCTGCTTTTTTGGCTGCTGGCTTCTTAGCAGCTTTCTTAGCAGGTGCTTTCTTTTCTTCTTTAGGCTCCTCGGCTGGAGTTTCCTCAGCATCATCTTCACCTAAGTCTAGTAATAAAGCTTGCATTGCAGAACCTTCCCAATCAAGAGAGTCTTGAATCTTCTCTTGAATGAAGTTCTTAGATACTTCTACTTCGATTTCATCACCAGCTTCGTTCTTCTCTTTACGAGTGTAAGTACCTTCGATTTTTATACTCTCCCACATTTCAAATGTAGGACGCTCTACGATAAATAGTTGTAGTGGGTATGAAGCATCACGTACCTTGTCACTAATATCAATAGTATCTGTTAGATTACCCATATCGTCACGCTTCTCTACGAGAGGTGGCTCTACATCCATGAGTTTGGCGTATTTCTTTTTACCCTTAGTTTCACCGTGCTTGACAGTAACTAAGAACACCTCGTTAAGCATGCGACTCATGTGGTCTAGGTCACGCTCGTTATCCATCTTCTTGAACATCTTGTAGAAGTTAGACTTCTCGTTAAGTTTAACAGCAATGGGGAATGGACGTAAGATACGACCTACAGTCTTCTTAGTCTTACCACCCTTACCATCATCAACTTCGATTTCATCTTCATTGTTAGTACCTAAGCATTCAAATACTAGTTGAGCTTCTAAACATGGTGGTTTAGCTTCGCCTTGATATTCGCCTTGGTCTTGAGTTCCCATTTCGATATAACCAATCAAACGGGCAGGGCATTTACCTTCCGCAGGTAGTCTTACACCACCACCTTTAGATACTTCTCTGTGGTCTGTTTCTACTTCGGTAGTTTGTGCTTGTTTTAATAGTGCTTCGTTGCTCATATTATTGTACCTTTGTCTTTAGTTTAAATAGTTGGTCTTGTGCTTTCTTGTCAGCTTTGATTTCTACAGCTTGTACATTCTGCTCTAATTCGATTACTCGTTGAGCAGCAATTACTACATCAGTCTTAGCCTTAGTTACTACTGTATCTCTTAGTCGTGCGATACGGGCTTCCTCTTTGGCAAGTCCATTTGCAATCGTAATTGATAGTTTATTATAACCTTTTGCTATAAGGGTTGTCAATAGCCCCAATAACTTTTTAATGTAAGTTAGTACTCTTAATAGATAGTATCTCATTTTAAATATCCTTTGTTATTTCTTCAACTGCATCCCCAACGCCTTTAACGACATTGACAGGTAGCAGCACAGTTTCTTTTACTACAGTTCTTAATAAATCACCAATCATAGTATCTCCTATATGTGTTTTAAGTCTAGCATATTTGGACCTGCTTCAACATCGACTGGAAACGGCACAGTTATCTCTACTCCAAACTGTGCGAACCATTCATCTACAGATTCCATTATTTCTTTAATATCTTTAGCCACCTGCTCCAGAACGTCTTTGTGGCAGTCTACCCATACACAGTCATGTACCGTGTTACATAGGAAAGCCTTACCACCATAGTTATCATTCTGTCTAAAGTGTCTATATAGTTTACCACAGATACCTTGTACGATTTCACCACCAGTACCTTGTATCGGGTAGTTCTTCATTTCTGTGGGGTTAAATGATTCTTCAATCCCTCTATCTAATTGCCAATCCTTAGCAGGATATGACCTAAAGGAATACAAACAACCTGTACTCGCTTGATACGTCCCTTTACGGAACGAACCGGATTCTACAGGGTCATAGAATAAACTAGCATTACCTTGCACAGTCTTCTCTACTTCCTTGTTAAAATCAACAACTCCCGGATATGCAGCTTCATCAGCAGCAATCAACTCCTTAACCTCGTCTACAGTCATACCTGTAAATGAAGCAATCAATGGCGCACCTGCGCCATAAGCTCTTTGGAATGAGAATATCTTAGCACCCGTTCTAATCGTTTTCCACTTCTTGTGGTCTGGGTGGCTTTCATCCGCTATAATAGCTTTTACTTCGTCATACGTAATGTTGTATTTCGGTTGGAGTGCAACACGCTTACAATGGAAGTCAATTCTATTTCGCAAATCTTCAAGTAGTTGTTTATCACCCGTAAGTACTCCCTGTACGACAACTTCGAGTTGAGAGTAATCTGCTTCCACCATGCTTCCGTCTTCACCAAATCGGCTAATAAATACCCGCTTGAGGTTGGACTTATCGGCTCTTGGAATGTTTTGTAGATTTGGGTTATCGGAAGAAAGTCTGGCTGTGACTGTGGCGCAGTGATTGAGGTTGTGATGGATGAAATGGTCCGATTTATCAACGCAGGTAAGCATTCCTGATAAATCCCCGTTCTTACGTCTAGACACGAAGTATGTGTTAATCTCTTTATTAAGAGCTTCGTATCTACATAAGTCTTGACAGAAAGGAACTCCCGAATGTTCGAGTGCTTCAATCGTGTCGCTTGACGTTGAATACAGGAGATTTCCTTCTGCATCCATGGACTTGGTTTCCCACTCTGTCTGCCCTTCAACAAAACCATCGAATTTAAAGAAGAAGTCTTGATACTTTGTCTTGAGTTCACCTTGCACCTTCACTTTCTTAGTTTTGGGTTCCCCTTTGCGCTTACCTCCTTTAAATGTGTCTTGGAATCTGTCCCAACCATTATTATCGTCGGGTAGGCAATACATATTCTTTTCAGAGTCCCATCCACATATTTTAGGGTTTACAGGTTCACCATCAAACAAGGGTTGTACTTCATACGCAACCAATCTAGCTAACTCACCAGTCTTAGGGTCTATATAAGTATCCTGTTTCTGATACTTAACTGTCCCACCAAATATAAGGCAGGACTTATGAGTTCTAGAACCCCAATTAAAGGTTAAGTGTTCAGGAGTCTTTGGTACATAAGACTGTAGATGGTCAAACAACTTCTCACGTTCTTCTGATAGTTCTTTGTACTGCCTCTTGGCTTCGTCTACATCAATCTTTAAACCGTTCCACTCCATGTCGGTAGTAGCTAACAAACCATCCATACGGGATGATATAGCTTTAACCATACCTAAGTCTTTAGCTTTCTTCAACTGACCTAAGAATATCTTTTCAGTATTCCCAACGTCACCTGCGTTACGACCTTCCTCCTCAGAGCCTACTAGATACTCAATGATTAAATCGTAATCAATATCTGAGGTCTGGATACCTTGGTCCCAAAGAACCTTAACAGCATCAATCTTCTCAGTACCTCCGTATTTCGGAGCTGTTTCATTTAGATTAGGATAATGGTAGCTTCTAGCTTGCCCATGTATTAAATACTCAGCGTACTGACAATCCCATATCTTACCACCTCTTTTAAAGAAAGCGATTAAGTCAGGATTCTCCCATTGCCATAGTAAATCAAACTTTAAATTGAATCCTACTAGGAGTGTAACATCATCAGCAATAGGCATGAAGTTGTTACCGTTCTCTTTAAAGTGTTTCCATGAACATTGCTTATCACCCCTGCGCTTCCACCCTGCGTACACAACGTAGTTATCGTTGTAGAATGGTGAAGCCTTGCGGTGAAGGTATTTATGGATTTGAGTTTCCAAATCATATACTTGGTACATCATAGTGAGGCTCCTATCCATATAGCAGCAGCAAGTAGTATCGCTAACCACCATACATTTTCATTTGGGTCTGGGTCAATATAACTCATTTACCCTCCTTATAGATAAATCTAGTGTAGAATAAGTGACTCACTCCGCATCCTAAACTACCACCAAAGGCAGCAAAGAAGAATGTCATAAGTGGGTTATCTGTATTCGCCACTACGTAAATAAATACGAACTGCGTAATTGATATTAACCATGAATTACACATAGCCAACATCCACCTATCATCCCGAAGTAATTTACTGTTCATAACTAAACAGAATACTGCTCCAAACTGGGCTGCTAGGACAGTCCATAACCACGGGTCACTAATCATGCTTCTTGGCTAGGTGTAGTCTTATCACCTCTCCAGCGTTTGAATACTGGCTGTCTTAAAGCAGCATAGTTCTTATCCATCATGTATTCAATCTCAGCAATTAGGATACCATCAATCTTCTTACCATTAGCAACGTAACGCTCCCAAAGCTCTCTACGTTCTTCGTGGGTCAAACATCCCGGTCCTGCGCCTATAATCTCATAATCCGTGTATTCGTTCTTACCATCACTAGAGGCTCCAGTATGATATAGAACATTGATACGTCCTACAGCTCGTAAACCTTCACCCTTCTCAAATGTCTCCCCTAAGAAAGTCATTGTCTTGTTGGCTGTAGCCTCCTCAAAGGAATGCACCTGTAAATCTACACTTGGTTTAGGCTTGTATTTGAGCATACCCCATGAGCGTTTACCAATACCATAGCGACTATGTTTACCATTGAGATTACGTACCATGAATCCCTCAAACAAATCAGATTGCTCCATAAGCTTAGGGAGTGATTTGAAGTGTTGTTGGAGTTCTGTAGGGTTCTTAGCATTAGCTACTACAGGTACTCGTTGGATAATGTGCCAAGAAACGCCCTCAGAAGCCACTAGAGCATCCTTTTTAGCTTTCTTTAGTAATGTTGCCATATCATTGATTCGCTGGCTGTAAGGTAGGTTCTCGTGTCCTACAGTGTACATATCGTAGACATTCAACATGATACGTTCATCAATCTCTTGTCTACGGATGATACCACCAGCTTCTTTAAATGCAGCTACACCCATTACAGTCAACTCACCAATAATGTGAGTATTGACAGTAGCAGAACGGTAGTTGTTATTCAACCACTTAACGATATGCCCTGCGCTTACAAGCGGTTTACCTTGTCTAGACTGACATACCCACCCATTAGGGCTGCGGTAGAAGTCAGCAGCTACACCATCTAGTTTTATAGATACCTCTACTGGGTACTCTAGCTTACTTTCATCGTAAGACTTTGCTAACATTATTTCAGACATTCAAATCTCTCACTGTTTCTAAGACTGTACTAAATGCAAATGCTACATAGAATACTATAGCGGTTAGTATCCACGGGGCAAGTAGTACCCACGCTGTCATTTGTAACATAAGTTTGGTTACATCATTCATCTTCATACCTTTCTTGGTCTAATAGGAACTTACATTCTTCTAAGGCTCCGTAGATACCTTGGTAGGTTAAATCTACAGCCTCAGAACGCTCTTGGATAACCTGCATGAGTTCACCTTGTAATGCTACATGTGGGTCGTCCGCTTCCTCACAGATTCTAACTGGAGGGGTTACTGCTTTCAGTAAAGGCTTCTTTGGCTTCGGGGTATCTGTCGAAGATTTCATCTACTCGCTCCTGTAAGTCGTTACGTACCTTATCTAGTTTAGCTTTAGGAGGTCTATCGTCCACCAACATATCTTGAATCATAGCATCCCGTAGTACAAACAGGGAGGCGATTGCTTTAGTGATATGTGATAGCTCAGTATCAGGGTCTTTATCTTCACCCTCCCACCATTGCATAATGTGTCCTATAGAGGCATCAACATAGACACTAGCTCGAACACCCGCTACACGGTAATTGTGTCTACCGTACTTACGTGCGCCCTCTAACATAGCTACACCTACCTCAGCTAATACAGTCCATGAAATAGTGCTGAATATACGCCACTTCTTAGTACCTACTGCATCTTTAGGGTTTGTGTCTTTAGTTACAAGAGTGTCTGCTCTGGGTGGGCTTGACACATGCTCGATAGTACCGTTTACCCTACCCGTGGTGTAATCAATCTCGTGACACCAGAAGTTTCTATCTATGAACTCCTCACTCATTGTATGAGTATTATCGTTATCATCCATAGTATAAGCTCTAGTACCCGCACCATTTAAACCATCAATCCAATACTTCTCGCCTTTAGTGAATGAGCGTAAGTTAGTTGCTTGACATTTTAGCTCCATACCATCTTTATATTTCATTAAGCTCTCCACTTTCCATTCTTCATTGTTATAATTGCACGTTTACCATTGGCGTATGTAAGGATATGAGACTGGCTCCAACTACTCGGACCTTTATTATACCCCATGTCCATCTTACAAGTAATACCTGCAACATAAATACCATCAATAATCAATGCACTGTGCGTATGACCGATATTACATTTACGACCTAGATTGCGTAGCCCATTAGGATTACCTCTAGCACCGTTCGGACCTCTATGCCCGTGCATACCGCACTCAATACCATTGTCACCACATATAACAAATGAATCATCTTCATCTAGGAACTTCACATTGTTCAACTCACCAAAGCCACGAACAGCCCATTCAAATACATGGAAGCGTGGATTCTCTTTACGAATCTGTTTGAATAACTCAGCATTTGATTTGTGGTAGTACTCGGCATTCTCAGGGTCTTGTCGTATATCTGCCTCAGCTAACCAACGTCTAAACGCTTGGTCGTGATTACTTTCTACAACAACTGTTTCACACCACTCACGACTTACCTCTTTAAGCATGTCATACGCTTGACGCATACCATCCTGTACATTACCATCATCTTCATAATACCGTTCGGCTAGGAAGTGCGGGTTCTTAATGTTGTGGTGGTTACGTGCCTTAAAGTCTGTAAGGTCATGGATAAACTGATAACGTGGTTTAAGGGTATCTAACATAGAGCTGTCATAACGCCAAGCATTATTAGCTACTGTATCATCTAACATCTCAGCATGAATATCTCCGTAGTTAATGGCTTCAATACGCTGGTCTGTTAATACTTTACCATCACGGTAATAATCAGAGAAGTCATAGAAGTTACCATTACTATCAGCTACCAACTGACGAACAAAGAAGTCACCTTCATTATCAATCTCTACGAACAAAGCACCAAACACATGATGATGGCTGGCTTTCTGTCCTGCTTTCTTAGGCACGTAGTTACGTTGTGTACATGCACCTGTTGTGTACATCATTTTAATAGGGTCGCCTTTAAGTACAGGAACGGACTTCAACTGCATTTTAGCATGAGGTACAATCGTACTTGCTGTATGAGTATAACTATCCAATCCTGTTAGGGGTGTAGCTGCGGTTGGTAGAATATCCAACTCACCACACCATACAAGTCCGCTAGTGGCTTCAATAACACTTGCAGACTCGTCTACGATATAAGGCATGATTTTAGGGTCGAACCATAAATCATCTTCATTGTCTTTAGTAGCATTTTGGAATCCTGATTTATTATATCGGAATTGACCAACACACAACTGGGCATCATTATAATCACAGAATGACATAAGATTCTCCCAGAAGCCCTCGTGAACAAATGTATTGTTCTGGGCTGAGGTAAACACAAATCGTTTACCTGCTAATTTTAATCGGCTCTTATCTGGTGAAGCAATCTCTCCACCTGCAATAGGACGTTCATCTACTGTTTCATCCTTCTCTACAGCTTCACGCACGTATGGTTTACCATCACGTACCCACTGAGAAGTTCTACGTTCAAATGTTCGTTTACTCAGTCTTTCATCCTCGTTAGCAAGGTCATTGTACTTAATGAAATTACCTTCGGCAGAATTATACAGCTCTAAGAATCTGTCTTTGTCAGGACCTACCATTAAAGTACGCCTCCTTTGTATAAAGTGTTATGTTCTTCAAAGTCTCCGTGATACTTCTCGAACTCTACAGTAGCGTTAAACTCACCACCAAGTACAGGCTGTCCATCATCCGTATGTAGGATAATAGCCACGGTATCAGACATAGTGTCACCATTAGACAAACCCTCTTGGTCGTCACAATAGTTGTCATACGCCTCTTGAGCAGCTTCATGTGCTTTATCTGCACTTTCGTACTCACCATCTGAGATGGCATCAAATAACATATATTCGTAATACATAATATCTCCTATGTTTCTGTTTCAGCATCTTCGTACCTTGCATGCTCCCTACGGAAGTTTACTTTATGCAACACACGAGGAGAGCCAGTTCTTCTTAACTTATTCTTAGGGGTACTAATCCAACGTATGTTTTCATATTCAGGTTTAGTTTCCTTAGAACCAATCATAATCTGAGCCTCGCAAGCTCCTTGTTTACCAGTCTTACTATCCTTTAACATACCCAATCCCGGATACATTTCGTCAATACCTTCTGAGGATATTTGAGAGGTAGCTATAGCTGCGGAGTCATACTTGACGCACTTCTCCCTAGCCCATTGGTACATCTTCTCTAGAGCCAAGTCAGTTCTAGCTTCACTACCAAATCCATGAATGTTATCAATCATATCATAAATGATAAGCGCAGGTCTAGTAGATTCTATTAAAGATTCGACCTGTCCATTATTATACCCATGAATATCCATAACCCGTACACGGTTCTCACCACCCATGACTTCATAGTATTCATCATAAAGAGTACCTGCTTCTTTCTTAGCAAGTAAGTCCTCATTTGTACAATCCAATGCAGCTTGCATAAGTCGGGGTCTAATTGCATAACCCGGTCCTTCATTGTTAAGCCACAACACACACCTATCTTCTGGCATCTGTGCAGCCATATACGTAACCTCGGAACAAATAAAGCTTGTCTTACCTTGGTCTGGTCTAGCTCCCAGAATAACAAAGTCACCACCTCGCAAAGGACGTAGTGAATCTCTTAAACATTTAAGACGGAATTTAAGCCCGTCCTGATTATCCATATCATCCAGTAGTTCATCAATGTTCTCTGTGACTTCGGGTAAAGCGGTAACGCCTACACCTCGCTCATATACATCCATAGTCTCTTTAATACGTTGTACAGGGTCTATATCATCCCCTCTATTGTATTTCTCTACTACATCGTCAATAGAATATACTAGATTAAGCTCATGGATAGACTCCATAATCTTAGTACGTGTATCAGCATCAGGATAACCTTTAGTCATATTCTTTATAACTGCACGATACACTAACACATCATCCTTGTCCATCTTAGGGTAAACATTACGCTCAAAGAATGGCAGGAATACAGTAAAGTCTATCTTACCATGGGACGTATGGTGTTTATAGTATCGGTCAATAGCATGTACAATGTTCTTGGTTTTAGAATCCAGTGCATTAATATTAACAGCACCATGAATCTTATTAAAGTCCGAACGTACCCGCATTAACCGTAGTAATTGAATATCAATCATATCTTAACCTTACTTCCTTCTCCATGCACTCTTTAAGTACAGAGGATGGGCTTTGAGTTTCTAATACAGCTACTAAATGACCTAAGCTCATTTCAGCTATGGTAACTCGCCTGTACGGTTCGTCACCATACTTACCATAAGTTCCCCAAGTCAACACTAATCTTTGTATCTCATGCGGTTCATTGTCGTACATCATCAT